CTGACAATTCATCCTCTGATCAGATAGACGGCTATGAGGTCGTTAACTATGACGACTAAGCTTAGGATTAGAGCGAGTGGTCCTCAGGCAGACTTTGTAAACGCAACCGAGCAGTTCCCCGCCATGGTCGCCGGCTTTGGATCCGGAAAGACTGCAGCGGCTATTCTAAGGGCTTTAAAGCTTAAGTTCGCTTACCCAAGTCAGGACGTAGCTTATTATCTGCCTACATATGATCTAGTGCGTATGATTGCCTATCCTCGCTTTTCAGAGGTGCTTAACAACAGTGGTGTTGGATTCACTCTCAACAAGTCAGAGCACACCTTATCCGTAGCAGGTAAGGGGCGGGTTATATTCCGCACCCTTGATAATCCAGAGCGGATTGTAGGCTATGAGGTCGCCGATAGCATTGTTGATGAGTTGGACACGCTAAAGCAAGCTGATGCAAATCATGCTTGGCGGCAGATCATTGCTAGAAACAGGCAGAAAAAGCCCGATGGGTCTTTAAACACTGTTGGTGTGGCGACGACGCCGGAGGGATTCCGGTTTGTTTACGACCGATGGGAAAAGACAAAAACAGAGGGTTACAGACTAATCAGAGCCTCGACCTATAGCAACGAGCGCAATCTGCCTGACGGTTATATTGATAGCCTAAAACGGTCTTATCCACCTAATTTGATTGCGGCTTATCTCGATGGGCTTTTTGTCAACCTTACATCCGGCGCCGTCTATCCTGATTTTGACCGCAACCTAAACCACTCCGACACTGAGTTGATGGATGGTGAGGAGTTGCACATAGGTCTGGATTTCAACGTTTATAATTGCACGGCTATTGTGGGTGTCGAGCGTGATGGTAAGCCGTACATCGTCGGCGAACTCACTAAGATGCGTGATACGCCTGGCGTCATTGAGACTATTAAGCAGACCTATCCAGGTCGAAGGATCAATATATACCCTGACGCATCGGGACAGAGCAATAAGACGGTCAATGCGTCTGACAGTGATATCGACCTTTTAAAGCGTGCGGGATTTATAATCCATGTCAGGCCGTCCAATCCGTTCGTTAAAGAGCGGGTTATGGCGGTCAATGCTCTGATTAAAAACGGCGTCGATGAACGCGCGCTTATGATCAACACTGCGCTATGCCCTGTTATTACTGAGTGCTTAGAGCAGCAGATTTACGACACCAACGGCGCGCCGGACAAAACCGCAGGTCAGGACCATGCGCCTGACGCATTAGGTTATTGGCTCGTTTATCGCTGGCCGATCATCAAGCGGAATCCCGCCAAAGTACGTCAACTAAGTATCTAGGTTACAATGCCAGACAACTCTGTCCGTTTACAGTCGCCAGTGATTACGGCGATGGCAGAGCCGTGGCCATTAATCGACGCACTAATGGGTGGCACTCTTACCATGCGTAAAGCGGGCAAGTTGTTCCTTCCCCAATGGCCGAATGAGGGCAATGACGCATATAAGGCGCGCCTAGAGTCGACGTTCTTACATCCTGTTTTTAAGCGCACCGTTATAATCAACGCCGCTCGTCCTTTTGCTACGCCTCCGGTTCTTGAGGGTATAAATGCGACGATTATGGAATTGCTTGATAATATCGACATGCAAGGCTCAACGCTTCCTGCCTTTGCGATGCAGGTTTTAACGAAAGCTTTATCAAAGGGCCTTTGTGGCGCTCTTGTAGACTGCCCACAGGCTGATGGCGTTAAAACCAAGGCCGATGAAGCCAGGGCAGGAATAAGGCCGTACGTGGCCGTGTATCCCGCTGAAAGCATCTTGGGCTGGAGGGTTGGCAAGGTTGCCGGAGGCGTCGGTCTTACACAATTGCGCCTTTTGGAAAGCATCACGGTTGATGATGGTCTTTTTGGTCAAAAAATTGTCGAGCAGGTCAGGGTTCTAACGCCTGGTGCTTGGCAAATCTGGCAGCCAAATCCCAAGGTACCTCAAGATTGGATAGTTACCTCCTCGGGAAGCACAAAGCTGGACTTTATCCCATTTGTGTTTTTCTACGGCGTTCGGACTTCGTTTGGCCTTGGTGTTTCTCCTCTTCTGGATCTTGCCTCGCAAAACCAGGAACACTGGATTTCAGCGAGCGATCAAAACGCTATTCTCCATGTGGCACGGGTTCCAATCCTGTTTGCGAAGAAGTTCGGAGATGCTCAGTTAACGATTGGCGCTGGCTCTGCTTGTTCTTCCGATGAAGATGGCGCCGAACTGACTTATGTCGAGCATTCCGGCGCGGCTATTGATGCGGGCCGCATCTCGTTGACCGATCTTGAAGACCGCATGCGTGCGACGGGTGGCGAACTGATACAGCCTGGAATGAACCGCACGACAGCTACACAGGTCAATTCTGAAGGTGAAGTGGCTCAAAGCCTTTTACAACAGATTGTTGAGGTTTTTGAAGAAAGCCTTGAACAGATCGTCAATTACATGGGTGCGTGGCTGAGCATACCAACTGACTGCGATATCCAGCTTTACAAGGATTACGGCACGACCCTAGCGACAGATCCAGCCAACTTGGTTGCAGCTAAGGTTGCCGGTGTTATCTCAGCTCAAACCGCCTTCGAAGAACTGCAGCGCCGCAATACGGTGTCTCCTGACCGAACATGGGCTGAGGAGCAAGAACGCCTTGATAGTGAAGCGCCAGAAGTTCCTCCTGAATCTAATCCAAAGGACGATTCCGCGAAACCTTCTGATTCGTCGAGTGCTGACACTTCGCCGGGCGCTGAAGCGGATGGCATCAAGGCGTAATAATTAGACTTTTGACAACGTGGCGGATGTCACGGGGTCGCAACGCTCTGGATTGAGCAAACTACAGGCTGGATGGCCGGAAAGACTACAATGAAACTGAAACTAGATGCTGAAGGACACGTTGTCGTATCGGACGGCAAACCCGTTTATGTACATGACGACGGTAAAGAGGTGGCATTTGATGCTGTTGGAACCGTAGCCACAATAGGAAGGCTCAATGGGGAAGCAAAGGGGCATCGCGAAGCTAAAGAGGCCGCAGAAGCCGCTTTGAAGGCGTTTGAGGGCATTTCAGACCCTGCCGCAGCGCGCAAGGCTTTGGATACGATTAAAAACCTTGATGATAAAAAGCTGGTTGATGCCGGAGAAATCGACAAGGTTCGCGCTGAAGCCATTAAGGCGGTTGAAGAAAAGTATGCGCCAATCGTTGCGGAGCGTGACACGCTCAAAACAGAATTGGTAACCGAGAAGGTTGGCGGTTCATTCGCAAGATCAAAGTTCATTTCTGACAATCTCGCAATCCCAGCCGATTTGGTTCAGGCGCGCTTTGGATCACAATTCAAATTGGAAGACGGAAAGGTCATTGCTTACGACCAGTCCGGCAACCGTCTATACAGTCGATCAAATCCCGGCGAGGTCGCTGGCTTTGATGAGGCGCTAAATATCATCGTCGACGCCTATCCGCATAAAGACACCATTCTGAAGGCCTCAGGTGCATCTGGCGGTGGTGCTGGAGGTTCTGGCGGTGCACAGAACGGTCCAAAGCAAATGAGCCGTGATGCTCACCAAGCTTTGCCTGCCGACAAGCAAATGGCGTTCTTTAAGGATGGCGGCAAGCTAACCGATTAGACGCCACGATATCGCATGACCAAGCCGCCTTCGGGCGGTTTTTTTGTGCCCTGACTATCCATGCCGAACCTTGGATGAGGTGAAGCGCTCCGAGTTGGATGACTCGAAATGATTACGTTTTTCGAGTTAACCCACTGATTATGGAGACATTCCTTTGTCCAATACTTTGACCAATCTGGCGCCAGACCTTTACGAAGCTCTGGACGTCGTATCCCGCGAAATGGTGGGCTTTATCCCATCCGTTACCCTTGATGCAGACGCTTCCCGCGCCGCTCTGAACCAAAATATCCGCATTCCTATCACGCCAGCTGCGGCTGCTGAAGATGCGACACCTGGCCAATTGCCGCCCGATGACGGTGACCAAACGGTCACCAACAACGTTCTGGCCATTACCAAGTCTCGTATTGTGCCGTTCCGCTGGACGGGTGATGAACAACGCGGGGTAAATTCCGGCGTGGGTTATCAAAATATCCGCCAAGGCCAAATTCAACAAGCCATCCGCACGCTGGTGAACGAAGTTGAATCTTTTACGGGCAACATTGCCGCTCTTGGTGCTTCCCGTGCAACAGGCACGGCTGGGACAACCCCTTTCGCCTCAAACCTTGGTGACCCCGCTCAGGTTCGCAAGATCCTGGCTGACAATGGCGCGCCACTTTCTGACCTGAACATGGTTATCGACACCACTTCAGGTGCGAACATGCGCACGCTCGCCCAACTCACCAAGGCGAACGAAGCCGGAACCACAGACATGCGCCAATATGGCACTTTGCTGGAAATCCACGGCTTCCAAATCCGTGAATCAGCAGGTGTTCAAACGACCGCAGCCGGTTCGGTTACAGGTACAGTTACGGGTGCGGCCGCCAAGGGTGCGACTTCGGTTACTCTTACTACTGCCGCTGGTGCTGCTGTTGCCGTCCTTGCTGGTGATATTGTTCAGTTCGCTGGCGACCCCAACAAGTACGTTGCGGCAGCCGCTTGCACCATTGCCGCGTCGACTACGGGCACTCTTACTTTGGCAGATCCTGGCCTTCGCACCACGATCTCTGGAGCTGCCGTTACCGTTCTTGCGACATCAACTCGCAACGTTGGTTTCAGCAAGTCCGCAATCGTTCTAGCCATGCGCGCCCCAGCTGTTCCAGAAGAGGGAGACAGTGCTGATGACCGCATGTTGATCACTGACCCACGGACCGGCATCGCCTTTGATTTTGCTGTCTACAAGCAATATCGCCGCGTTCGCTATGAAGTGGGAATTGCATACGGTGCGACGGTCATCAAGCCTCGTCACGTCAGCCTGCTTTTGGGCTAATTCGCTATCTGGGCCGTGGGGAAACCTGCGGCCCTTTTCTCTGTTTTGGAGTTCTCTATGTCTGATCTGGTTTCGATCACAAAGTTTGGTGAACCCAAGCTAAAGGTTCACAAATCTACACTTGATGAACATGTTAAACTTGGCTGGCAGCCCGTAGAAGATGAGCCTGAACCGGCTCCGGTAGCTGCAAAGCCCGTCGCGCCAGCGGCAACCCATGTGCCATCAAAAACCCTTTAGTTAAGCGACCTTAAGCATGGCTCTGACCGCACAGCAGTTGGTTGATGTCCGCAGATATGCGGGATATCCCATGCTTGGAACTGATACGCCCGTTGGTGATAACCAAGACTTTGCTTACGGATATGTATCATCTGGTGTCTGGCAAACTCTTTATCACCGTCTAAACACTATGACAGCGGAGGCTCAGACTACGCTTGTAAACGTATATTTGACCAATCTCGCTACTTTGGAGGCAGCTATCGTTAGTGCCTCAGATAATCTCGACACCGAGAGTGCCGCCGTCTGGACGCACAATAAAAACGAGATTTCGGACCGCAATAAGCTGTTTGATCAGTGGCGTCGTCGCATGTGTTATTTTATCGGCATCGCGCCTGGGCCCAGCCTTGGCAACGGCGGTGTGAGCTTAGCGAGGGGCTGATTATGGATGCCGCCAAGCTTCAGGCCAAGATCTACAAGGGATATGGGGACGCTGCAAAGCGTATAGGGGTTTCCTGCAATATCTACCGCCAATCTGTCGCAACTCAAGCGGTTATAACATCAGGCAATTTAATCGGGACTGTACTGGCGAGCTTCAACTCGCAAGACATGACTTATACTAAGGCAAACAAGTACGGCCAGTCCCTATGGTACGGCGTTTTTGACGCATCTACAGTCAATGTGGGTGACGTACTGGTTGGATCGCAGGGAACATTCTTTGTGGCCGCCAAACAGCTTCATTTGCCCATTTTGTTAGTCCAGACAAACCGAATTGCAACATTAAGTCACAGCCCGACACTTTCGCAAACAGGCGCCATCGGATCGAGTCACGCAAGTGATGAGGTCCAAACCATGGTTGGCGTCCCTGCTTCGATCCTTGAAAGCGGTAAGGGCGCGTCCATTCCTGTTCCGAGTGACACCAAGAACTCTGCGTGGATGATACTTATCCCTCAGTTCGCCGGTGTTGTCGTCAATACAAACGACATCATCACAGATGACCTTGGACGCCGATATGCGGTCAATACGGCGGAGCTTACTGACCTTGGTTGGCGTATCCTGGCAGTCGAAGTGGTTATATCCAAACAGATGGCATTAGGTGCCCTTATGGGGCAAATCCGATGAAGATGGGCGCTACAGCTAAAGGGTTTGAGGAGGTAAACTTCCGCCTTGGATGTAAAGCCGATGACGTTAACTTTGCAATCGCCAAATCAATGGCTGACTGCATCCTGACCCTTGCCATCTATATCCAAGAGCAGAAACTTTCTGGCCAGATCCTGAAAGAGAAAACGGGAAACCTCAAAGAGTCAATCACGCCTGAAGAGCCTGTCATTACTTCAGATGGAGTTGCTGGCCGAGTTTATCAGGACGCTAACATAGCGATCTATGGCCGTATTTTGAATGATGGTGGCATCATCGATCATCCAGGGTCTGACAAATTTCAAGCCTTTATGACGGCAACTGGAATGGTTTTTACTCATGGGACCAAACCGCATCAGATACCCATTCCAGCCTTTCAGTACATGCAATCTGCCTTGGCAGATATGCGGCAATCCATAATCGATGAAATCAGCCAGGCGGCAAGATCGGCAGCGAGCGCGTAATGACAACTCGGGAAAGTGCCTTCGCGGCCCTGTTTGCCAAGTTACAGACCGCAACGTGGGGATCTGGGCAGACGTGGGCCTATTCCTCGCGTCGTGTCGCTCTATTTAACCAGACGCCAAATCAGCCGGCGCTTTATCTCGTAGCTCATGATGAACTTATTAAGCAGAGAACGGGAGGGGATTACGTCCAGACGTGGAAGGCAACGGCGCTGATTTATCATCAAGCTGGCGCTGTTGAAACAGCAATTCCAAACCAGCTGGACAACGCCATTCTGGACGCAATATTCGCCCTGTTTGCCCCAGATAATGGGTTTACGAACAAATTCACCCTTGGCGGCCTGGTTCACCACTGCTTCATCGAAGGTCAAATCCGTAAAATCGGGGGCGATTTAGACGGGCAGGCGATGATCGTCGTTCCGATAACAATGCTTATTCCATAGGTTTTCCCACATGTCAGACCCTTTCAGCCCGGAGGCGCAAGCCCCGGCTCCTGTTGCCGTGCCCGTAACACCAGCCGCGCCAGCAGCCACAGAAGTCCAACCCGATGAACCAGTCTTCCAAGAGTGGTGGGTTGCCACGCTTAACCCTCATCAAGGAGACTAACCCATGTCTGTTCAAACCATTTTTGGCATTGGGGCTGTATACACAACCCCAGTTGGCGTCGCCAATCCAACACCAATTCCTATCGTCGCGTTGCAGAACATTACCTTCGACATGTCGTTCGAAGTCAAGGAACTGTATGGCAACCAATCCTTCCCGATCGATATCGCTCGCGGTAAGGGAAAGGTTGGAATTACAGCTGCTTCTGCGGCCTTTGACCCAACCCTGATCAACAGCCTCTTCCTTGGCATGACGCAAACGGCTGGAGAAACCCGTCTTTCTCCTGCCGAGCCGGGGGTTATTCCCGGCGCTTCGACATACACGATTACTGTCGTAAACGCAGCCACTTGGGTTGAAGACCTAGGCGTCGCATTCGTCAGCACGGCTGTTCCACTAACACGTGTCGCCTCTGCTCCTGCATCTGGTCAATATAGCGTTTCCGCTGGCGTTTATACTTTCGCCGCTGCTGATGCGAATAAGGCCGTACTGCTGAACTACAAATACACGGTTGCCTCTGGTGCCGGTGTTGGTTCGGTTGTTTCGATCACCAACCAGGCGATGGGTATTGCTCCTCCAAATCAGCGTCTGACTTTCTACACAAAGCGTTCAACTACCGGCAAATCAGCCATTATCACGCTTAATTCTGTGACCTGTACACAGTTCAAACTCAGTATGAAGAATGATGATTTCGGGATGCCTGATTTCACCATGTCGGCATTTGATGACGGCACAGGCAACATTGGCTCCATTTCCGCGAACGGCACAAACTAATCATGGCAATCTTGAAACTTGGCGATCAATCTTTTTCCGTCGCTCCGTTCCACCTGGGTAAGCTAGAGCAGGCAGCCGATCTTATCGATATGGTGAACACCTCTCTGGCAAGTCGTGACGGGTCTTGGAAGGCGCTCACTGCGTCATACAGACCAATCATGGCGATTGCCTCTATAGGCCTCTCTGATACGGACGGCCCGAAAACAGCAGACGAACTTTTAGGACTGGCAAACCTGAAAGATGCTGAAGCGATTTTTCTCTTCTTTACTGAGGTTTTAGCCGAAGCGGGCCTTCAGCCTGCGGGGGAGTCAGTGACGGTGGCGGAAGCTGGCTCGGCTCTGCCGTCGTCGTAAAGCGGAAGTCTCTTAGAGAGCAAATAAAATCAATTATCGTCGATCTTGTTTTAGCGGGCATCGAGGGTGGTTCTAAGCGGGCCATTCTCGAAAACCTGACCCTGGTTGACGCTAATGATTACTACGACGGATGGGCTAGAAATGGCCCTCCCATCTACATTACGGCTGCCGCGCAAGCTGGATTTAAGCCCGAAGAGCCAAAAGACCCAGACGCGGGTCCTGATTTCGATGAACTTATGAGGATGCTTGGCGATGGCAGCTAATGACGACGGCAATATTGGCATAAATATTACCGTTGACAATGGTGAGATGCTTGCCGCCACTAAGGCCTCAACGGAAGCCTTAAAGACACTTGAGGCAACTACGAGCCAGCTTAATAATACCATGTCAGCGGCTGGAAGCGCAGCAAATGCGGCTGCCGCTACCCTTGCGAGAGGCGCTAGGGGTATGGAAGAGGTGGCGAAGGCTACTCAAGGCGCTCACATGAACATAGCCACGTTTACCCGTGAGTTGATGGTTATGGGCAGAGAAATCGCTAGGGGAAATTACAGCAGGCTTTCTGGATCTGCCACAATCTTGGCTGGTTCATTTGGCTTGTCATCCATGGCAGTTCTAGGTCTTGTAGCAGGATTAGCTGCTGTTGTAGGGCCAATCGTTCTCGTAGCTTACGAGATGTCAAAGGGAGCTGAAGAGGCTAAAAACCTCGCTGGGGCAATTACGGCTACGGGCAATGCCGCTGGTATAACAGCTAGCGACTTTTACGACATGTCAAAAAAGATCTCTGATCGCACAGGGGCATCTGTTCAATCTGTAAAAGACCTTGAATTGCAGATGGTCAGGACTGGTAAGGTTGGAAGTGAATCCTTCGCCTTGATGGCTGAAGACGCCGAAAAGATGGCGATTGCCATGGGTATTAAGCCTGCTGAAGCCCTCAAGCAGTTGATGACGCTTACCGACGACACGGCAAAGTCAGCCGCCAAATTAAATGAACAATACCACTTCCTGACTGAGGCTCAATGGCTTCAGATCCGCGCCATGGAGGCTGCTGGAGATAAGGAAGGCGCAATGAAATTAGCCCTTCAGGAGATGGATGACCACATCAAGAAGGCGACGGCTGATACTGGATACCTTGCACAGGCTTTTCACGGCCTTTCTTCTGAATGGGACAACTTTATAGGAAAGTTGCAAGCAATTGGACGGGTTCAATCTGTTGGAGAACAAATTGCCAAGCTGCAAACTGCTATTCAGAACTCTAATAAATCAGGCTCATCTCAAGTTGCAACAGATGCTGGCCTGATTTCCAAGGCAGATGCAGAGCGCCAACTCAACGATATGGGCAGGATCCTGCAACGTCAGAAAGATAAAGCTGAGGTAGATGCAAAGTCAGCCAAGGACACTGCCGATGCGGTTGCACTTCATGAGAAATGGGGAAAAACCGTCACAAAGCTTACCTCAGACCAAAACGATTTAGCGACAAGTACAGAACTCTTGGCAAAAGCCACGCTTGAGTACAATAGCGCTAAGACTGCTCAGCAGAAAATCGACGCGCAGGCGAAAATAGCTGCCAACCAAGATGACATAAAAAGTGAAACCCTCGCTAT